GGCAAGTCTTTTGTTAGAGTTATCCAGTCAATTGGTCGCGGCATTCGCAAAGCAGAAGACAAAGATCATGTGGAGATCTGGGACATAACCAGCACCTGCAGATTCGCCAAGCGACATCTAGCCAAACGCAAACAGTTTTACAAGGAAGCACGATATCCATTCACACAGGAAAAACTTGACTGGATGACCACAAAATGAAAATTCTCGTAGTGGGTGATAGTTTTATGAAGCCAGATCCTGAGTACCCTGGCCAACATTTTTCAGAGATGTTGGGATCAGTGGAAACTATCGTGTTTAGCACCAATGGATCATCTATGGGAATGATCTTAGATCAGGTCATCCGAGGACTCGATCACAAGCCAGATGGTGTCATAATAGGATTTACCGCAGCAGATCGAGTTGAATATCTCCGACATGACTGGCATGGAGGTTCATGGCTTCCAGGCCACTTACCTGGTAAGTGGATTTCTTCTGGTGCGATTGGAGATATGACAGCGGAGCAGAAAGAGTTTGATCTATTCTGGCGTACACAAAACGATTGTTATATGAGCGATATCAAGGGCCACGCTATGGCATCGGGTATTATGACCATGCTGGATCACTTATCAACACCATTCGCCTGGACTCCAAATCTCTTGTTCAGTGATAGTTTGAGTCCCCATTATTGGATATTGGAATCTATGCTGGCACCTTTTGTGCATCGTCGCACGGCCACAAACTTCACACAATATGGCAAGTTCGTGGACAAACCCGGATTCCATATAGATGATCCGGAATGGCAGCAGAGATTTGCCGAGGAATGTCTGGAGATATTGGCATTGCAAGGTTGACTTATAATAAAAAAAGCGTACACTTACACAATGAGAATACTGACCTTAGACAACGAACCCTACGATCTTGATACCTTGCCCGAAGAAGTGGATGACATGCGGTTCGCCATCCTAGACAACTCGGATCCAGCCAACCCTGACTATCACTACATACCCTTGATATTCCTGGAAAGTTTTTCGGCACCGGCCTTGGTATTGCGGATCGGAGAAGATACCATACGCATGCCCGTGGATTGGCAGATCTTGATCGGTGAACCCGATCTGGGCGATCTAGAAATGCTGCCACTGACATCCATCAATGATCGTGGATTCAAAGCATTCCAGTTTAATCCGCTAACATCATTCCGTCCCAGTTTTCCTGACATTGAAATCATTGATGTTTACCATGAAGTGGCCTGGTATGCTCCCAAACTCAAAAATGGCCAGATGCTGGCTGTGCCCGTGGGCACAGGTCCCGATCCCGACTGTGTGTATTTCGTCAAGGACGTGAGCCGTAACTGCGAGATAGTAGACTACAATAAGGCCTGGTAACATGGAACAATACGAAAAAAGTGCACCACCCATGGCGGTATCGGAAACAGGATCCACCGTGGATCCAGCAGACATCCGTCGCTTGGAAAAAATAGTTGCGGATCAAGCCCAGCAGATACAGCAACTTGACAAAGAAATACGCAGGCTCAAAAGCAAGTTGGACACACATGCCGCAGTGATAAACAGCAATCGTGGATAAACTCTCTATACAGAATGAAATGCGATGCTTTGATGAAAAGGATCGCGATTTCTACGACAGTCTCACCGACGAGGAACGCAAGAAGTTCTCTAACTATCTCATGATACGCTGGGGATCAGCCGTACACGGATCAAGAGAACTGCAGGAATTCTACGTGGTGGCCACCAACGAGCGACTGAACAAGCATTTTTATGCTGTGAATCGCCATCCCAAACTGCAATGGCTCATGGCCACTTCAGTATCACCGGGCATGGGGGTACATCGCCATCAGTGGATCGCACCCAAGAAAAAAGAATCCGGATCCTCGGAAGTGAAAAAGACTCTGATGCAACTGTATCCCACGATGAAGATCTCGGACATCGAAACTCTGGCGGCTATAACTGACCCAAAAGAACTCAAGGAGCACTTAAAACACATGGGGCAGACATCGTGAACGTGGAGATCCTGCCCAACTTCCTGGAGATACCGCAATGGATACAGTCGGTGACATTGACTGAAAGATCCGGCCGCTGGAAGTTTGACGGGCTCACACAGGACGATCAAGGCATCAAGTTTTGGTATCTGGATCTCACAGATGAAGAATTTTTTACTAAAACCGTGTTCGAAAAGATTTGTAAAGACACAGGCATTGACTGGCGACTGCACCGCGTGTATGCCAATGGTCAAACTCATGGTCTGCCAGGAGATCTGCATCAGGATGCGATAGGCGAAGAACCTGGACGCTATTTCACTTTGCTGTACTACAGTCATGGCCGCTGGGAACCCCAGTGGGGTGGACATACCATGTTTTCAGATCCTGCGACAGAACAAGTGTTAAGTGTGTATCCCACACCCAATACCGCGGTGTTTTTTGATTCTACCATCTTGCATGCCGGCCTTGATCCTTCCAGGCATTGCCGCAACTTGCGTGTAACAGTGGCGTTCAAACTTGAAAAGCCATGACCCATCAGTGTCGTTACTGTGAGAAAACGTTCCAGAGAGAGAACAGTCTCGCTGTGCATGTGTGTGAGCCAAAACGCCGGTTCCAGGAACAGGACGAAACAGGAGTGCGACTGGGCCTGCAGGCCTATCTGAGATTCTATGAGATCACGCAAGGATCGGCCAAACTAAAGACCTTTGACGATTTCGCAAGATCGCCCTACTATCGTGCGTTCGTGAAATTTGGCAGATACTGCGTGGCCATACGTGCCGTGAACACAGCGAGATTCATAGACTGGGTGGTGAGGCAGAACAAAAAAATCGATCACTGGTGCCGAGACACAGTATACACAGAATACCTCACAGAATATGTGCGTACTGAAGATGTCAGCGATGCCGTGGCCCGTGCCATGGAAACTGCCATAGCCTGGTCGGAAGAAACAGGTTGCCCTGATAGAGATTATCTGCGATATGGCAACGACAACGTGATCTGCTATGCTGTCAGCACCGGTAGGATCACGGCCTGGTGCTTGTACAATTCGGATTCAGGGCAGGCATTCCTGGCTCGCATCAATGCAGATCAAGTGGCCATGATCTGGCCCTGGATAGACGCAGACTTCTGGCAGCGTAGATTCCATGACTATGCCGCAGACACAGAATACGTGCGTGAACTGTTGCGAAAGGCAGGTTGGTAACATGGATTTTCCTTTGATATATTGTAATGGTGACAGTTACAGTGCTGAAAATTATCATACAACCTTGCACGGTAAAACTTATGCACATGTAGTAGGAGGGTATTGTAAAGCATTTGTTATCAATCATGCGATAAGTGGAAGTTGTAATAGGCGTATTGTACGATCCTCGTTGCACGATTTAATTTTGCAAAGGCAACATAATCCTGATCAAAAAATAATTGCACTTATTGGTCTGAGTTTTGAACTGAGATCGGAATTGTGGGTGGATGAACTCAACATAAATGGTATTTCGGCAGAATCAAATTTCCTTACGCATCAGTTTTCATACCAGATTCCGTGGCGAGAAAATTTATTGGCAGGACGCGGTATAGACACTCAAAATACACATGGATTATCATCTATATTTCTCGACAAATTCAGCCAGGGACGAGCTTTTTTTTATAGTCCATATGCAGAAAGAATCAATTTGCTTGCAGACTTGGTTATGTTAAAATCAACCTTGGATCTTATGAAAGTAGATTTTTTGATCTTTCAAAGCCCAAAAGCTGAACAATTGCAATCAGAGTATCTGGTAGATTTTTTTAAGCAGCAATTAACAATGGATGATAGATTTTTTGACCTTGAACAGTTTGGATTTTGTGATTGGTGTCACGAAAGTGGATTCCAACCGTTGGATTTCTTAGATAGGCCTAGAATTGGACATTATGGACCTGATGCTCATCAAGCATTTGCTGAACAGATTCTAATACCTAGACTAGAAAAATTAAATATATTATGAAAGCAGACATTGACTTGGATTTCGCTGACAGAGAACATGTGCTGAAGTTGATCACACATGTTCCGGCCTGCCAACAGCAGGATGGTGTGATACGACGACACAACTCCGGTGTATATGTCACTGACATACCCAGGAATGCTTTGCTGGACTGTGCCGCACTTGACTACGAAACAGCCGAACAACGCGGATATTTCAAGATCGACTTCCTAAATATGTCGGTGTACAAACTGATACAGAGTCCTGAGCACTATCATCTCATGCTGGATCGAGAGCCGCCCTGGCAGAGATTGTGGCAGGACCCTCCCTGGGCCAGTCAGTTGGTGCATGTGGGCAATTACACTGGCCTACTGGCTACCATGCGTCCTGACAGCATTCCTAGGATGGCAGCGTTCATATCTATCATACGTCCGGGCAAGGCACATCTACAGAACCAGCCCTGGGATCAAGTGTTTGCGTCGGTATGGGATGGTGATGACAGCCGTGGTTATACGTTCAAGAAGAGCCATAGTGTGAGTTATGCGGCCCTGGTGGCCCTGCACATGAATCTAATCGACCTTGCGGACTAGGGTGATGGATTTACGCTTGCTTTTTCTGCGATTGATATCGTTGAGGCTGCACACAGGACCGTGTATGATTTCCAGATCTTTGTTGCTGAATGTGCGTAGGTAAGCACGGAAATCGTCCCATTCGCCGCGTAGGAATATGTTGATGGGTATGCTGCGATTGCTTTCCCACCACCAGGTATTGGCTAGATCGATGAATCTGCGTTTGAGTTCAGGATCATGTATGTTGCCAAAGTCGTAGATGGTGGTTATAACGTCATCTTGGTTCTGTATGATGCCCACATATTCTGTACCGGCGTGTAGACATAGGGTGATGAATGGGTACTTGGCAGTCAGCGTTTGGAAGATGTTTTCACCCATAAATATCGTTGGAGATTCCTAATGTATTCAACCACTGCCTATTTATATCAGCAGATACAGCAAGTTTTATTGATTGACGTCAGTGGAGCATATTTCAACGCGAGGTGGAACCCTGTGTACGCAAAAAGCCTAAAATTAAATCTGGGAGTGGACAATGTGATCCTGTTCCAGTTCCTGAATCAGGATCAGAAGCCCGTGAACATCACCGGGGCCACTTTCACGTTCCGCATCATCAGCCAGAACGGTGACAATCTGCTGTATGCCAAAGAACTAGTAAGTTTGAGCAACGCCCTAGGACGGGCCAAGGTCACTGTCACGCAGGCCGAGACCTGGCAACTGCAGGCACAGCCTGCGTCTTGGAGCCTGGAGATTTCGTCGGGTGTGCTGAACCAAGCCGTGCTTACGGATGATTATTCCGGAGCACGTGGTGATATAGATATAGTAGATTCGGTATTTCCTGCATTCGTGGCCAGCGAAGAACTTACCATACCCAGCCAGGCACCTGACAGTAGTATCTACTATACCAGCACCTTGACCACAGAAGGTTCGCGATTGACCACGTTCCAACTGGATCCTGTACAATTCACAGGTAGCCTGCGAGTGCAAGGTGCTAGTGATGCCACGGCACAGACCGTGGATTGGTATGACGTGGAATTCGAAGACCTGAAGACTGGTAATACCGTGGACAGCCTGCACTTCGTGGACAAAACCGAACGCCTGGGCATCAACGTGGAAGGATTCCATCCTTACATACGCCTGGAACTAGACATCAACAATGGCAACATAGATCTCATAACATATCGATGAAGTTCAAAAAAATAATTGGATTTGGCGATTCTTGGATGTATGGTGATGAGTTGCTGGATCCCGCACTCTCCGCTCAACACGCGGACGCACATCCATGTTGGGAACAAAATACCGCATACCGTGAAGCCAACTGCTTCCTAGGATTGTTGGGCCAACATTATGGTGTGCCTACGGAAAATTTTGGAATTCCCGGAGGCAGCCTTGAAAGCACTGAATGGACATATCTATGGTGGATCGATCGCGAGCCCAATCCTCAAGATTGTCTGGTTATTGTTTTTCTTACCGAGTCCAATCGTGCCAGTTTTTACAATCCTAATCATGTGCATTACAGCAATGATCCGCCGTGGAACAAATTCGTGCATAGCACCTGGGTGCATTTTGGATCCAGTGTGATTGGTCCGGAATTCACTGACATGATCAAACGATATCTGGTGCTAACCGAATGTAGCGACCTCTGGGATCTAAGATATCACCGCACTGTACTGTTTTTTGATGGACAACGTGCTAGGTCAAACATACCTATAATGATGTTTAACACTATGCCACCTGTACGTCAAATAACAAATGCATCCAGTCTAATCTGGCCAGACAGGGCATGGACTTTACACTTCCGAGACCATCCAGACAATGCCAACCGAAGTTTGGTCAAAAACGGAGGGCATCCCAATC